GTTCACAGAATACAGTTATCTTGTCGATTGGTCCTATCCCGTCCTCACTATGTTTGTGGTCTGGGCAGTTGCTGCATTCCTACGGTTCATGGAAGAATATAAACAGAAGATGGAAATCAAGAAACAGTTCGCAGGGTATGCCTCACCTACTGTGGTTCGGTTGCTACAGGAAAACCCCTCACTTATTAAAGATGGTATGAAGAAGGAAATCAGCATTTGTTTCTCTGACCTTCGTGGGTTCACACCATTAGGTGAGAGTTTTGGTGATGATGTCAAGGGTCTTACTGAAATCATGAATGGATATATGGATGCAATCACACAGCCTATTTTAGATTCAAATGGTATGGTCATCAAGTATATCGGTGATGCGTCTATGCATATTCATAACGCACCCATAGATGATCCAGACCACCCAAGGAGCGCAGTTAAAACTGGACTACAGATGTTAGATGCAGTAGTGAAGTTTAATGATAAGATCGTTGCTGAAGGTAAACCACCTATAGGAATGGGTGCGGGTATCAACACCGGCCTTGGTTACCTTGGAGAGATGGGTTCTACCATGCGGCACTCCTACGATGTGCTAGGAGATTCTGTTTCAACTGCTGCTCGTATTGAGAGCAAGTGTAAGGAGTATGGTTGTCTGTTGTTGGTTGGTGAAGCCACATATGACCTGACCAAGAATGACTTCTTCTACTTGAAGGTTGACGAACTAGCAGTTAAGGGTAAGACCATAGGCATCCGAATCTATACCGTTCTCAGTGATATGGATTGGATGATGAAGAATACTGATTGGGGTATAGCAGAGAGCCAACATGAGAAGATGCACGAATATTATCGTAATCAACAATTTGATAACGCTATTAGATTATGTAATGATTTGATGAATGAATTTGACGGTAAGATGAAAAACTATTATAGTATGTGGATTGAGCGTTGTGAGTTTATGAAGACACAACCACTTGAAAAGGATTGGAACGGCGTATTCATCGCCACCACAAAATAGGAGAGGACTATGAGTAAGAATTATTTTTCACTGAAGACGGGTCATAAGGCCTCAGATGAATTCTTCAAACAATCACCAATCTATTGCGACAGTGATTTGATCAAACACAGTGCGGTTTGGTTCATTATTGGAATCTGTATCGGATTGCTCGCATATTATATTATTTAAAAATATAAAAGAAATAGCTTGACAATGCCTTTACATTGTGTTATGATCTACTTGTAGATTGGTTTTAAAGAGAGTTATAAATATGAATATGGATGTATACCTTCACACATTTCTTGCAATGGGTGCTATCGGAGCTGCTTATTACGCAGGGAATTATTTTGCAAAACCAGCGGTTGAGGATATCGTTGGGTCTATGCTTGACGCCCTAGAGAAAGAGGGTTTCGTTGAAACTTCTCTAGATAAGGATGGCGACAAAGAATTGGTTCCTATTTCAGAATTAATCGCAAATGCGGTTAAAGAATCTAAAAAAACTACTTGACAAATATTGATTCTTGTAGTATTATAGGTTATAAGTTGAGAAAAGAGAGAATTATGAAGAAATTACTAATTGGTGTTGCCACCGCAGCAATGATGATGATGTCGCCCGTAGCGGCAAAAGCAGGTAACGATTGGATTGGTCCTGCCATCTTTGGTACGGTATTCGGTGTCATCATTGCTAATAATCATCATGACAGACACAATAACACAACGGTTGTTGTAGAAGCACCCCGCCGAGAATATCGACGTGCCCGCCGCGGAAATCGACGTGACCACCACCGGCATCATCGTCGGCACACCCGTCCTTTACATGAGTGGGTTGAAGTTTGTAAGCGTTACCCACATTTACGTCAGAACCGTTGGGGTGACTATTACACGGTAATGCGTCATGAATGTCGAGTGGTTAAGAAGGCCGTCTGGTAAAGCAAAGAACCTTGACAAATCTTAAAAATTAATATATAGTTATATAATGAGCGGTATGCATTTATTGCCTGTGTATTATTCGACTACGAATACTCGCAAGCGCAAACAGAAAAAGAAGTCGGCCTCTGTCCTAGAGGCAGAGCGACAACACGCCAAGTTTCTCAAGAAGATGGGTGTATCTGGACTCAAAGAAACTAAACCTAAACGGAGTTTGGCGCAGTCTGGTAGCGCACCTGCTTTGGGAGCAGGGGGTCAGAAGTTCGAATCTTCTAACTCCGACCAATTTTATAACCCCACGATGGCTAAACCAGAACCAAATATATATAGTGGTGAGCGTAAACTTATTGGTATCGCCACTATGCATAAATCTAACAGTGTCCCCATTTTCGAGGACAATAAAGAACTTGCAACAGAGATTGCAAGGATGAGGAGATAAGATGAGAATCGAAGTACGAAATAATAATGTTGACAAGGCGATGAGGATTCTAAAGAAGAAACTCACCGAAGATGGGTTCTTTAATGAACTACGAGAACGAGAGCACTATACGAGTAAGGGTGAGAAACGGCGACATGAACGTGCTGCCTCTAAACGTAGGCAGAAACGTAATCTCGAAAAACGGATGGAAGAACAAGGATACTAATCCAATGCCACGCAAGAAGAAGATAACTGCTACTACAGACAACAGTGAGTGGGAAGCGCCTAAGAAACGCAAACCTCGCAAACCTATGACTGATGAGCAGAAAGTTGCTGCATCAGAACGTCTTGCAAAAGCAAGAGAAGCCAAATTAAAAAAGAACCCTGATTATGGACAGACTAACATTCATGCAAGTCTACGGAAACTTCCTGATGATCACCAATTAAGTCCTGCTAAAGTTAAGCAATGGATCAAAGTACAGAAGGACTATGCGAAGTCTGAACGTGCGGGTGTTCGTCAAAAGATTAAGGGTGCAGAAGCAAGACTTGCTGACCATGAAGCGTATGTTCGTAATATGCAAGCATACCTTCGCACAGGGACATGGGTTGATATGTTCTATGGTGAACAACAACAAGGTAAGATTCGCAACAGATGTGTTGCAATTGCTTACTACTGGTATGGTCCGAAGAAGGGTCAACCAAAAAGAAATGTAGGAACTTTTTACCCTGATATGGGGTGTACCTATACACAAGAAATGCTTGAAGAGGATAATGGATATGAGCGACCAAGAGACGACACCACCGGAGAACGTGATAAAGGGCCCGTGGTCCGCAAAAAGCGGAAGAGAAGTAAAGCTTCCTGATAAGGATGTTCTTGCACACCACCAAGATATTCAGTTCGCTGAAGAACTTACTCAGAGTTTGATGGTTCAGATGATTCATACGATGAGTGAGAATGGTATTGCTGTTGGTGAGAAAGATTTCATTCGTGATATGGCCATGCTGATTGAGTTGGTTACAGGTTCTATTTACAGAGATATGGAAATGGTTCATCCAACACACAAGTTCATGGAAGAGTTTGTTGATATTATGGAATCTGGTGATACATTTGAAACCGATGTTGATTTTGATACCATTACTGAACTTGCAAATTTAATAGAGGAAGATGATGATGACCCAGAAATTTCATGAACCATTTAGTCCAGCAATCCTAGAGACAACAGTGACAAAGAGATTTGTAAAAATTGTTAACGATGTATCTGATGATGTTCTTTCTAGTGAAGAAAAAAGTAAGAGGTGGGATTGGTCAGGCAAGCTTGTTGGTAAGGTGAGTAAAGAAGTTCTGATTCCTCTTACTAGTGAAGAAGACAAACAATATCTTCTCAAAACTGTGAAACAGGGTTGTCTTGATTATCTGAATTATATGATTAAGAAGGGGAGAAATAATCCTTGGACTCGAATGAACACTGGAAATTGGAATAAAGAACCTACATTGGATAATATCCATCTAGATCATAGTTGGGTAGTTAGTCAGTATGCTGGTGAATTCAATCCTTTTCATCATCACAATGGAGATTTTTCTGGTGGTATATATCTCAAGGTGCCGGAAGGTATGAATGATGAATGGGACGAAGATTTCCAAGACCACTATCCTGCAAAGGGCTTGATCGAATATGCATATGGTGAAACACAGTCTTTTAGATGTGACAATTTGAAATTCAAACCAGAAGTAGGAAAGTTTCTTGTATTCCCCTCTTGGTTGAAACATCTTGTGTATCCATTTTCAGTAGATGGTGAACGGCGCATGATGAGTTTCAATGCGTCAGTTGTTGGTCAAGGTGAACCGCCGACAAAGAGTTATAAATAGAACGAAAGAATAATTATGATATTAGTTGATATGAACCAGATTTCAGTTGCATCCGTAATGATGCATCTGCACATGACAAAACAGACTGCACCTGATGAGGATATGGTTCGCCATATGATCCTCAATTCCCTACGCATGTATCGCATGAGGTTCTGCGATGAGTATGGTGAGCTGGTTCTCTGCTATGACTCCAAACACTACTGGCGTCGGGACTATTACCCTGAGTATAAGCACAGTCGCAAGAAGGGCAGAGAGTCCTCTACTAACGATTGGGATGCTATCTTCGAGGTGTTGAATGCAATCAAAGCAGAAATTAAAGAGTTCTTCCCATACAAATTTCTAGAGGTCTACGGCGCAGAGGCAGATGATATTATTGCTGTCCTTGCTGGTGAGTTGGAGTTCGACAACGGTAAGACGTTGATCCTGTCCGGTGACAAGGATTTCATTCAGTTGCAGAAGTTCCGTAATGTAACACAGTACAGCCCAATCACCAAGAAATTTGTGAACGGCATTGACCCATACATCTATCTGGATGAGCATGTTCTAAAGGGCGACAGTAGTGACGGTGTTCCTAATGTTTTATCCCCAGATAATACCTTCGTGGATGGCATCCGACAGAAACCACTAAGTAGAAAGAAGATTCAGGCTATGGTTGCTGGGGATTTTCCCAACGATGAGGTCAAACGGAACTTCCAGAGGAATAAGAAATTGATTGATTTGGGGGAATCACCACCAGAGTTATTTTTTGAGATATTGAAAGAGTACCAAGAGGCACCAGAAGGTGACCGAAGTAAACTACTAAATTATTTTACACAAAAGAGGTTGCGTAACCTCGTTGAATCGATAGGAGAATTTTAATGGCAATCGACACATATACACGCAGTTTTGCAGAGATTTTGACACAAGTTTCTAAGACTAAAAGCAAGAAGGAAAAAGTTACTTTTCTGAGACAGTATCAGACAGATGCACTTCGCATGATCTGCAAGGCATCCTTTGATCCCAAAATTGAATGGGAGCTTCCAGAGGGTGATGTACCATATAGAGAGAATGATGCACCAGAAGGTACAGAACATACTCTATTGGGTCATGAGGTACGCAAGTTGTATCACTTCATCAAGGGTGGTAATCCTGCTCTAAATCAGAACAAACGTGAGATGATGTTTGTCCAGATGTTGGAAGGCCTGCACAAGGATGAAGCAGACCTGTTGATCGCTGCAAAGGATAAGTCCCTGCATCGTAAGTACAAGGGTCTATCTGATAACGTGGTCAAAGAAGCATTTGATTGGGATGATGATTATGTCCGAATCGAACAAGCTCAGTATCCACAGGCAAAAGGACTTGCCAATGGCTAACTTTTTTTAAGTTTCCTTTAGAATCAATGACTTAGACGCTACGATTTTTGTTGACAAACTCTGTTATATGGTCTATACTAAGGTATAAACTAAGGAAACAAAGGAAAAGACATGAACAACGAAATGACCACCCTGATTGAGAACATCAAAACTGACTATTTGGAATGGACCACACGGTGTGCTGGTGCCAAGCTTGGTGGCACTGGTGAACTGACGGAAGTCAACGAGAAGATGATTGATGAGTTCAACGAGGAAATCACCTACAAGACGGGTTCAAAGTACATCAAAGTCTTCCGTGAAGGTGGCAGCGTTTGGGGTTTTGTTGTCAACACTGACAAGGACAAGAAGTTCAAGAAGGGTGACATTCTGAAAGCCGCTGGTTATGCTGCTCCTGCTCGGAACAAA